TTGACCATGCGATCCTGTGTGTAATACCGTGCAGGAGCACGTTGCTTGATAGCGTCAATGGTTTCACGAGCCTGACTGTTGCTAACTGGTTGTGTGATACCACAGGTAAATGTCAATGTTTCAAGGTTACCTGCACGACTTATGTAACTGATTGGAATTGTCACAGCCTGCATTTCCTCAGGATTGATAATGTATTGCAATCCATTACTTGCACGAACATACGCACGGAATGTGCCTACAGGAATTTCAGAGAACACCCCATCACCAAAAACCATGGTAATTTGATCATTGGTTCTTGAAGTAACTGAATAGATGGGACGTAGTGTTGTACCCACTTGTTCTGCACCAGCAGAGTAAATATTTTCAGTATATGCCCACTCACGATTGACGTTGCCAACATTGTCCAATTGAAATAGCCAACGATCTTCATTGTTGATGCCTTCAATATTGATGTTTACTGTGCGGTTGCTGACTTTTTCGGCCAGGTTGAAATCTTGATTTTGGAGCACCCCTTGTTTGAACATAAAAAAGTAGCCAGTGTTAGCACTTTGGAAACCCAAACTATCATTACGGAACAACACATTGAATGGTACATTGGCCTGTGGCGGTGGCTCGTACAAATAAGTTTCGCCAACTGATGTAGATGTCATGGCCTCAAACGGCATGCTTACACCATCCACTGTGGCAGTATAAGGCACAACAGGCAACTATCCAGGAACCAAGTTGATACCATACTCGCTGGTGACTACCCCTAGTAGTGTCTGCTTGTTGCCCGGACGACCAATTTTTTGTGTGTCAACCAAACTGGCATTAATAATTGCTGTAAACTGTTCTTGCCAATCAGGATTGGTTTGATCTGCCCAATTCACTGTGAAATTTGCTAGATTTACACCTTGGTAGTCCACAACATTTTCTGTGGTCTGAACTGAAAATACTTTGAGCAAGCCTTGTGCGGCAATGTTACGTTTGGCGGTGTAACTGACTAGATTCGCCAGGCGCACTACTGAGTCGCGTCGCTCGGCTGTGTCTATGTAGTTTTCACGTGTGTTTAAATCTGTACGGAACGCCAGTGCCTGTCCCATGAATGCAATAACGTCCAACAAGGCAATGTATTCTGACGACTCAATATAGTCATTGAACGTTTCAGGATAGTACAAACGCAGATAATCAACAAAACTTTTGCGCAAAGTTTCAAAGTCATAACTTTGAAAGTCTGCTTCGCGATAGGTTTGATAGATCTGTTTCCAATCTTCTACACCAAATATCGCTGTTTGTCTAGTTGTTTTTGCCATTATACTGAGCCTCTATTGTTTATTTATTGATTTTAAAAACGGCTTAGTTTATACGTAACTGGCTGAACGTTGCTGTAAATCAAAGAAAATACTCAATCGTTGAGCGTTGTCGCTTGGTATTACCTGCAATTCCAATTCAATCAAGATACCGTTCTCTTGTGGATATACCTGTGTGTCACTAATGTAGATACGTGGGTCGCCGCCGGCTACACGTTGTACTTCTGTAACTATGCCGGTTTGTAATTCTTCCAGTTGATTCTCAAACAAGAAGTCCCACAACACTGTGCCATACGCAGGACGACCAGGCAATTGGCCTTGACGTATGTTAAATGCGTTTAAGAGATCGCGCTTGATTAACGCAAAGTCCGTGAGCGTGAACTTTTTGTACTGATTTTGCGTGTTGAATCCAATAAATGTTTGTGCCATATAGTATTTATGGGTGCTTATTCGTTGGCACCTCGCCCTTCAATTTTTGTTGACAACGCCTGGATTCTTTCGCGAATACTTCTTCCTGTTTTAGTAATATAACTTCCTAGACTGTTGATATTTGTTGGTGATGTAACCCCTATGTCTAAAATTTGTTGATATCTAGCTGGCAGTTTATCGTAAATGGCTAGAACCTCAGCAACTTTTTCAACAACCACACTGTTGTAAGCATCGCGACCATTTTGATATTCGTTTGATATTGCTTCGTAAGCCGACTGAGAAATTGATTGTTGGTTTTCAAGTGCAGATAATTTTGATTCAACTGCTTGTATGGTTCTACCCCGAGGATTAATAATAGTATTGATCAATATGTAGGCTTTGGTCAAATATTCTTCAACTAATGTTTGGAAAGTGCTATCTGCTATTGGGACTTGTGAGGTGTAACTAGGAACAGGTATCTTATCGTCCCCGACAACTCTGGTGCTGGCCGCATCCAGTGTGGCACGATTTACTGTGTCCGACTTGGGAACAGGAATGTCTTGTTGTTTGAATGCCGTGGGTATCTTGGTGTTGACCAAGTTAACTGCAAATGCACCGTCACGAACTGCGCTACTAAAGGCCGCTTGTGTTGCTCCTGTTGCATCGCCAGGAATGGGCAGGCCTTTGGCAAATGCTTCTGCATTGGGTAAACTTTTTGCGGCATTCAGCGCCATGCCAGCAATGCCTTGACTTGATAAATTTTGAACAGGGACACCTACTGCACCCAGTCCAGCCACACCTTTGGTCATAAGGTCTTGCTGTATTTGACTTTGTTTGCCAGCGTTACCTAACAAATCATTTGCACTCTTAATTCCATCTTTACCAGTCCAGGCTGCTGGACTTTTAACCACGTTAGAGAATAAACTTGCACCTTGTGCGGCCAGGGCCGCCACACCGGGTTTGATAAAACCTGCTGTTTCTAATTGTTTTAGATCAAATCCAAACGACCCAAGACCCTTGGTGTTACTGATAGCACCGGATGCTTGACCTGTTAAATTCTTTGCCTGTGCCAGCACACCATTCACTTCTGGTACACTCATGGGACCAATTCCGCTCACAGCACCGACGCCGGTGATGCCACTGGCAACTTTTGAGAAGTCAGCAGTGTTAATAGGATTGGTGACAGGAAAACCAGTTATGGTTTTGTTTATGTTTTGAATAGAAGAGACTGCTGTGCTTCCTTGTATGACCGCGGCATTGACAAGGGCCTTGCCTGCATTCACGGCTCCAGCAATGGTTGAGGAAATGGCTCCTGATGCTGCCGAGACAGCAGGACCTATTGCCGCAGTCAATCCAGCGGCAGTTGCAGCTAGTGATCCGCCTAGTGCTCCTCCGGCGCCACCGAGAGCAGTGCTGATTGATCCTAATGGTGCAACGCTTCCTACACTGCCAAACGCACCAGCAATACCGCTTTGTGCTTGTTGCAAGGCACCTTGTGCGCCAGCAAGACCATCGGCTGCTTGTGAGGCTGAACTAAGACTGTCGCCAGGTTTGAATCCTACCAAGGAACCAGTTGAATCTTGCTTTTTAAAAATTGCTTCAGCCTGGTCTCGTGTGAGACCTTCTGGTCCTTTTATGCTAAATGGTTTTCCGTCGCTACTGGTAAATGAGAATTCAGCCATGTTATTTCGCCTGTATCTCTATGCCAGGCGGCACTGGTTCTGCCCCTGGTGGTGGTGAAGGTTTGCCTTCTTCAAAAGCAATCTCAACATCCACACCTTTGTTATGATATGGGTATGGTTCGTGTGTGGGTGCTCGACTCACTGTGCTTTTAAGAGCGTCTGGGGTTACTACCCAACCTCGGCTGGTGTCCCATTTAGTATCATCTAGCAAGGTTGTGGTCAATGGTTGTGGACTAGCAACTGTGCCAGCAGCCGGGCCGTTGAGGTCAATACCCCCTGCTTGTAATGCCAGTGCAGATCCTGCACCCCATGATCCAGATGCACTGTTTAGTGTAAGTGTACCGTCTGCCTTGACTCCAATTGTGCCTTTGCTGTACAAAGTGATGTCTTCTTGAGCTTGGATACTCATAAAGGTGTCAGATTCCAATTGCATGTCTTCTTTGCTTTTGACTTTAAAATAGCGACCAGCAAACATGTTGATGTCGCGATCAGCATGTAAATTAATATCACCTTTGGTACGCACGTTTACACTGTTTGTGGCATACACATCCACTGTGCCTTCTACTCCAAACTCCAACCAGGCTTGACCATTAGCATGAATGATATAGAAAAAGTTGCCAGTATCACTCATGGTAATCTGATGACCTTTGCTGGTACGCAATCTCAGCAAGGCATCACCTCCTTGAAGATCACCGTCGTCCATGACAAAACTGTGGCCTCCCACACGACCAATCACCTGTGCATCTCCGGGTTTGAGCGTGCCAGCATCTAATTTGGTTCTGATATCATTGGGTTTCATGCCACCTTGATAGATAGGAATTCCCGGTGTGCTGACGCCAAATACTGCACTTGGGCTCTCACGTTGACTACTAGAATTTATAGTACCACGCTCGTTATCCGTTATGAGTCCTTGTTGTAGTAGTGACTGAGCCACAACACTCTGCACTGGTTTTATACCATCAAAAAATCTTGGACTATTGAAAAGATCCGTACTATTGGTATTGATTTCTGTAACTGGCAATCGTGTGGCATCTGTAAAATACGTTTGCTGATTTTGATTTTGTACTTTGGCTTGTGGCTTGCCGACTGCACCAAGAGCCGGTACCATTCTACCTAGCCCCTGGTCCGGGATCGTTCCAATGTAATAGCCTTGACTACGGTCACCGTTTACAAACACGCACATGACTGTGATTCCAACATCAGGTGGGGTAAACCACATGCCATAACTGTTTTGATTTCCAGGATAAGCGCCAGTGCCACCTGCATTGGCTGTGCCTTGCAGTGGAGTTGATCCATAGAAAGATGGCATATAACTCACTGTGGTCCAGGTCGCTTCAT